CCAAGCCTCACCACCTTTATGTTTAATTACCTTATTCATTGCATCATACCAAACTTTCTGAACAGCAGCAACTGTAATAAAATATTCACTATCAACTTTTCTACTATCAGGTACTGTATTATTCAACATCGACATAAATGATTTTTCGTATGCCCCTGCGTTCCATTGGTTATTGTCTGAGTCGTTCTTTTCCAATGCGTTAACAGTTTTTGTACAATTTAATGTGCCAATTGAATCGATTGCAAATAATAAATTATATGGAAGATTTCCTGATTTTTGTTGGTCAATGAAATAATACATACATTTAGCCATATCTTCAATACTCGCTTCTTTTCTATCCTTATCGTTTGGTTTACCAAAATTATCAAGAAGATATTTATTGTTAATTAAGATATAATCACCATTCCAATCAAACCCCATTAACGTCAAACGTTTATTACCAACATCAATATTGTTTTCAGTGTCAATAATAATTGGTAGGTCACCTGCTTTTTGAGCACTAACAATTGTACGCATCAATGCGGTTGATTTACCTGTATTACTATAACCACGGAAAAGTGTTACATATCCCTTGGGTAGTCCCGGTAGACCTGTTGCTTCTCTCAAACCCTCATCTATTGGTAACCATTCAAGTGGTTTTGATGGAACATCTTCTGTACCAGTTTTTTTCTTGAAATTATCAAGACTGAAATTCTTTTTAGCGGTTGGTTTGCGTACCATTTCATTTGAAGGTACTTCTTCAACTATTTTTTTAGCCATATTTTTTATGTGTTTTTAATGTGTATAAATAAGGGGAAACTTTCGCTTCCCCCTACTTAAGTTTATGATTTTTACTATCAATTGATTATCAGGTACATCAAAATGGAAGATCATCGTAATCGTTACTAGAATCATTGGATGAATCACCTACAGATTGTTCAACTGAGGTACTTACATTATTTGCTACAAGTGTTTCTTTTCCAATATCACTTGCATCATCATTATATGTACCAACTTTTGATTCAGTAATATTACTGATTGTAACTCTTGGATATTCATCATCCAAATCACTTGCCTGTTCAAAATCTTCATCTGAGTTTGCATCAAGATTTGCAGTACGAGTGTTTGCAAGTTCTTCCAAGTCGGGACGACCGGGGAACACCCAATGTTTGTTATTCTGGTCTGTATCATCCCAATAAGGGCTATTACCACTAACAACCATTTGAAGATATTCAAAAGGTGAGGTATGTGGTGCTTTTTTGGGTAAGAACACATGTCTCCATGTAGTGTCATCATTAAGCCATTCTCTCGCAACAATTGAGTCTTGACTAAGTGGTGATTTACCTCTTGCAGTTATTGCAGAAATTGCTTTATATACATGACCATTGAATTCACTGTCGGTCATAATAATACTTAAATCAGTTCCATTGTTAGCATCACTGAAATCTGCTTGCTGACTTGACATATAATCTTCCAAGATTGGAAGTAATTTGTCGAGAGTTCCCTGATTTTTGTAGTTGTGCTTAAATCTCCAAAACTTAACACCGTCTTTTTCAGCACCTTTATCAATGCCACGAACGATATAAAATTTTTTAGCTTCCCATTTAACGGCTTCTTTATAAATTTCGTCATTCTTTGCCTTAATAGCAAGCTGAGTACTATTCATATTTTCCTTCTTAATTCCTTTAAGAGAAGGGTCTTGTTTTGCCAACAATTGTTTATGTTTTGCGCATAAAGGACATGGTGCTGGCATCATGAGTTGAGCACCTGTTGTTGGGTCAATTAATGGTTTTCCATCTTGCCCCATCTTAGGTACTTTAGGATCATTGTGTGCGGGACAGTAAATTACTGAACCATGCTTTTTCTTTCCACCTGCAGCATTAGTTGTTGCAACATGGAAGAAAGCTTCTTCAATGTGTTTTTTACCTGCTTTTGGTGGGAGAATTCTGAAGATTTCCTTAGTTTTTCGAGGAACGAAATACTTTGCTAAAAGGTCTTCACGTGATTTACGATTAGTTGTTTGTGTCTGTTTTTTCTGATAATCAGAAAACATCGACTTCAATTGTGACAGGTCTTGACCTGACTGATTTAGATTTTCCATCATTTCAATTTGTTTTACAATAAAGTTATTTTTCAATTATTAATGCTACAAATGTAGCTTACATTCAACATAAATACAAGAGATTTTAAAAATAATTTGTCTTTTTTTATTAAACACCAAACAATTTGTCAGATACTACTGTAAATGAAAGAGTTTGCTTATTTTCATAATAATTTCCATTCTTCATTCTGATCTGTAAATAATAGTCTTGTGGTATTAACCAAGATGTATCTAGATTAAATTCATAACCACTACTTGTTCTATTAACACTAGTAAACGGGATAACATCAATTTCATATTTTTTTCCAACAGTTGTGAATAATCGATATTCAATATCTAACGGTAAAAAATTATTTTGATTTGGATATAATTCTTTTATTGTTAGTTTAACCTTCCTTACATTTCCTGCTGTAATGTTTTCTCTTTCATTAATTCCCCAGAAATAAAAGAAATAATTATCAAAATTAATTTGATTTGATTGATCAAAGGTATAGTACTTCTTTTCAGATATTAAATAAAATTCACCGCTATATGTGCTTGGTCTACCATTTATTGTTAAATCCCATTCATCTCTAAATAAAACAGCATCTGGATATGTTTGAGAATCAACATTTAAACCGATTTTATATATTCCTTTACTTACATTAACAATAGATGTACCACTTATGGTATCAACCAAATTATCTTCGTAATCAAATATGTCAACCTTGTTTACTACGATATTCTGTGCAAATCCACCAACATTAACATATAAGTACAATTCATTGTCCTTATCAAGATAAAAATAATTACGGTCATCCACAATTGTATCAACAACACTGGTTTCAATATATGGTTCATACCATGTATTAGTATTCTTTGCGTGAAACGCAACTGCTTGTGTAAATGCTGTCTGAGTTTGTTCAAGTACGTCAGGAAATTTAATTCCTAAACCATATGAATTTCCAGTAAACGCAGTAGTACCAGTATATCCAGTTCCAAACAATAATTGATTAACATAGTTCGTAACATCAACATTAATATTTTCATTACCCTTTCCAAATGTTTGTCCAGTAATAATTTGTGTAGTACCACTCTGATATGCACCAGCGTATGACCAATTATCAGTACTTGTTCTTGCAGACCAATTGGATGCTTGAGCAACACTATTTGGGATAAGTGTGGTATCATATATAAAGTCATAGCCACTACCTTCATCCCAATCTTCATTAACATTAAAAACGTCTAAACTAAAACTTGTTGCTCTATCAATTGTTTCTGAATAAGACTTTTTACCAAGATACTGTGGAGCATAACTAATTGTATTGCTCATATGCAAAGTATGTCTCATCGTACTATTAGGTATGATAAGTCCGTCTTGAATCTTCTTACGTAGGTCTGTGAGGTCGATATTAAATATAAATCTACTAACCCTTTTATCTAAACCACCATAACTAATTTCAGTTACAGGATTTTGTGAGTTGTTACTAAGATTATTACTAATTAAAGTATTATTCTTTAAATAATATGAACGATATTGACCCATTGATTTCTTTTCATATAAATACCTTGCAAACAAAAAAGACTACACTTGGTAGTCTTTTATTGTTGAAATATTTATTTAATTTTAATGTTTGGCATTATGCAGAATCAAAAGACGAACCGCTTCTTGTTTTGACATAGCAGTTCCCCCTCTTTTATTTAAAATATTTTTAGCTTTTTTTATTAGCTCTTCATTTATGACTTCTTTATTTTCTTTTGCTTCACCTAATTTCTTCATTAATGTCAAATCACCAGTAGCAACTTCTTTTTCACCATCCTGACCTCTTAAAGAAACCCCACCATTTACTTTATTACTAACTGCAAATTCATTTCCTTCTGCATCAGCATATTTATCACCTATTGCACCTTTATAATCTTCCATACCAATTTCCTCTTTAACTTGTGGTTCTTCTGGCTGTGGTTCTGGTTTAGGTTGTGGTTTAGGTTCTGGTCTGAATATATCACCAAGTGTTCCAAACACATCTTCCTGTTCTTCTACTTCGTCACCAACGTTCTTAGGTTCATAACCAAGTAGAACATCTGTCATTTCTTCATCATCGCCTTTAGCCAACATTCTGTCGTCAAAGCATCC